CCCGCGAACACGTAGGTGTACTTGACTCCCGCTTCGGCGTCCGCGCCCGACTGATCGACGTGCAGCGCGAACACTCCGACGCTGCCGACGCCGCCCGTGCGAGTCACGAACACCCGGTCTGCGGCGCTCGCGAGAGCGTAGGCGGCGCTTGCTGCCAGATCGTTCGCGGCGGCCCAGATCGGCTTATCGCCGCGCATCTGGTAAAGCGAGTCACATAGCTCGAAGCAGCCGTGCGTGGTGCCGCCGGGCGAGTCGATGTCGAACATCACGGCCTTCACCTGGGGATCGGCGAGCGCCTGGGCGGCGGCCTGCATGATACCCGCGTAGGTGCTGGTGCCGGAGGCGGCTGAGATCCAGGAGAAGCGCTTCATCAGCGTGCCACGGATCGGGATAACGGCCACGCCCTCGGGAGTCAGCCGGTAGGGCTTCTCCTCCTGGCGGTTGCCGTTCATGCCCTGCGCGCCGATCACGACCGGGTCGGTGACGATGAAGCTATTGGAGGCGATGTCGATTGTACTCGTACTGCCGGGATTGATGCTGACGGTGTTGACGTTGTAGCCGCTGTTCGTCAGCACCGGCACCGCGAGGAGGTCTTCGAGCGAATCACTGTTCACGAGCCTCGGGCCGAGCGCGTTCAGGATGGCTTCGAGTTTTTTGGGAAGGATAGCGAGAGGCTCATTGAAAATCAGACTCGCAACGTGAATCAATGAGGCCTTCATGGTTACTTAGTCGGCATGATACCAGACTTTGCCGGTGGAGCATCCGGTTTTTCGGGCTCTTCCTGCGCCGCTGACTCAGGCTCGCCCTCTTCGGGCACGGTCGGATTGGCCTCTCTCCCGATCAGGATCTTGCGCGGATCGGAGTCGTAAACGAGGCCTGCGGCATCCGCCCGTCCGTTATCCCGCACCTGCGCCTGATCAATAGCGGCGGCATCTTCACCGCTTTCGGCGCACACCGCTTCGCGCGACGTGAAGCCGCAGCGCACGGCGGTCTGCTTCGCCTCGATGTCGTCCTTCGGGTTGATCCAGGGCCAGCCCGACGGTGTCCAGGTGATGTCGAGGTACTGCTCCGGCTCTTCCGCGTAACCCGGCAGATCGAGGCGGCCAGAGAGCACCGCCTCATCGAGCCACCAGCGCAGCGTCGGCTGGCAGAATTGTGTAACCAAAACGTTAAATATAAATTGCTCGCACTTGCGGTGGGCGTCTTGTACACCAGCGCGTATGGAGGAGAGATTCACGCCGCGAAGATCGCCCGTGATCTGTTCATATGTCGCGCCAACGCCCACCGCAAACTGATGGAGCATGACGTTCATGAAGCTCTGCAGGTCGTTATTCTGCGGCAGCGCCGGGAAGCGGATATCCTCGCCGGGATACAACACATTCAAGGTGCCGGGTTCCATCTCGGCGAAGCGGACATCGGGCGGCACGTAGCCCAAAGGCGGCCCCACCACGTTGCCGGTGTCGGTCGGAACGACGTCGCCCTCGGGGTTGATCTTGGTGACAAACCCCGCCATCATCGCCTGGATCTCTTTTGCGACCACGCAGGCGTCGTTGTACTTCGCCAGCTCGTGCAGGAGCACCAGGACGCTCGCAAGATGCGGCTGCCCGCGCAATAGACCCGCGCGAAACGGCTTGTAGCAGTGGATCATGTGATCCGAAGTGACGCGGATGAATTTCAACGCGCTCGAAGTGAAGAAGGTTGTCTCGCCGGGATGCTCCGCATACAAATGGTACGCCGCGAGCCGCCCGGCGACATCGAACTCCTTGCCGGTGCGGACCACCGAGCCGGGCTTCGCGACGGTCGCCGAGGTGGCCGTGAGATTCAGCCAGATCGGGCACTGCTCGGCCTCGATCAATTGCAACTGGCAGGGCACCCGCATCGGCTGCTTCAGGTTCGGATTCGCGGACCAGCCCACGGGCCGGATATGGCGGCGCACGAAAACTTCCCCACCCTCGAAGATCTCGCGCGCCGCGAGCGCCTGCAGGCCGTAGTAGTCGCAGAGTCCGTTGTAGTCGAGTTCCTTGGTCAGCGCCGAGAGTTTGAACTCTTTCTCAATGGCCAGCTTCTGCGCCTCGGGCAGTGAGTTCCATTTCGGCTTGATCCCGTTGCCGACAATCTGTGACTCGAAGTTATCGACCGCGCTCTGCGCGAGCGGGTTGTTCCGCACCTCGTCGTGGCAGCGCGCGAGCATCAGGTCCCGCGTTGACCAGAGCGACGTGGTCGGCCCCTGGCGCGTGGGCTGCCAGTTGGCGAGCCGCCTGCCGTTGGCCGTCGCGTCGTAGGGCGCTCCGTTGCCCGTGTAGCCGGTGTACTGCACGGGGTACGGGCTCGATGCCTGCCGTGGCAGGACAGAAGGAGTCAGAGACGATGGGACGTTGTGGAGCCTGTCGATGGTGCGGGCCGACGCCATGGCGTTACGGCGATGATAACAGCTTAGAAGCTGCCGGGTATATGTTCCAGCGATAAAAGGAAGCCGGGGCGCTCGCCCGCGAGTAGCTCGTTAATCGCCTCGCGCATCACCGTGGAGGCCTTCTGCTCGTTCTCCATGGCGATCTTATTGGCTATTGCCCAGGCGCGCTTCGAGGCCTCGTTAGCCTCGGCAATGCGGACCCTGGTGTTCTCGTCCACTTCGATCTCTTCGAGCGGGTTGTCGGCCTCGGTGCCGCCGACAAACGCCCACAGGGCCTCGTCGCGGTACAAGAACCAGACGCGGATGGTCGAGACCAGCGCGGCGCGCGGCGTGATCACCGACTTCTTCGCGGCGGAGATAATAGCGGGTTGCGTCATAGGCCCTTATTCGTATAGCACCGGATCTGCCGGTAGCTGCCGGAGCCTGACGGATTGAGTAGCTGGTTGATGTAATTCGCGGCCTTGATCATCTCATCGATGGTCGGATATTCGACAGTGCGGTCCTGGAAGCGGACCACGCGGACGCCGGTCGCGATGGCCATGTTGAGCGCGTCGAGGGTTGCCTGCGAGATCGGCGGTGGAGGGCTAGGGGCGGCCATGGCCGGATTGTACCCCAAATAAAAAATCCCCGGCTAGCGCTCGCTAACCGGGGGCCGAATAATCGATCAACACCCAAACGCAGTATCTCACGCCTCCCAGATCAGAAACATTCTCATCAGGCGGCCTTCTTCTGCGGCGGGCACTTGTGCTTGAGCTTCCTCGCGCGGTCCTGGGTCATCTTGCCGCACTTACAGCGCTTCTTGTAAGGCGGTCTGCCGGGCCCGGCGTGGAAGTTGGTGACGAGCGAGCTGGTGTACCTTCCCCACAGGCTCTTGACCTCCTCAGGCGTCAGCTCTTTTTCGCAGTGCGGGCAGGTCACCGGGTGCCTCCTTCCAGATTCTCAATCCGGTGATCGTGGCTCTCGGCGATGTGAGCCAGTTGGTTGATGAACTCCATGATCTCGCCCATGCGGTGGTCGCGCTTGGCGTTCTCTGCCGCCATCTTGGCGTTCTCCATCGCGAGGTGCTCCACGCTCAGGGCCAGCGCCTCGTGGCGCTCAACCAGTTTTTCCAGCCGTTCGTCGATTGTCATAGCTTCTCCTATCTTAACAGCATGGGGTTATGTGGCGGAGAGGTGACTCCCCGCCCGCCAGCTAAATCCCCCTCCTCGCGATCTCGGCCAGGGCCATCTCGATGCAGCGGATGCACATGCGGGTCTGGCCACCGGCCAGCCGGTAGAAGTGCTTGGTTGCGCGGCGGCAGGAAGGGCACTTGCCGGAGGCCAGCGGGGCGGTGCCAGCAAAGCGCTCTTCGGCGGGCGGCAGCGCGAACTCGGCGGTTGTCTTGGTGGTGTTCGTCATGCTTTCTATCATAAACCCCATGGGGTTTACTGTCAAGGCGAGCCAAAAATACACCCACTGTGCGCTCAGATCCGGCTGGTACTTTTTGTTGCGGAACTGTGACTTGACAAGCCCGTGGGGTCGTTTACAGTACTAACTACCGGCTATTTCCAGCCGATCCAATTGGAGGAATTCCGTTCCATGCACAAACTCAGAAGTCTCGCGGTGGCAATTGCTGCGCTTGCCTGCGTATCAGTTGCATCCGCCAACAGCATTGTCATCAACGCGGGTGAGTCGCCGACTTTCCCGCCCACGTTTACAACCCTGGCGAGTGGGCCGAGCCCGCTCGTGCTCAACGCCACGGTCTGCTGCGGTCCCGGCAGCTCGTTCCTGGTCAGCGCGTCAGCCGTGGGGACGCCGCCGCTGCCTTCGGGGCAGCTCGACACGTCCACGATTGACATCTCGACCAGTGGTCCTGGGACGCTGTTCCTGTGGATCACCGAGACCGGGTTGACGTCCCCGTTCGGGAACATTAGCTTCCTGTCGGGCCTCACCGCCAACCTCATCCAGGGGGCGATCACGAACGTGACACTGTCTACATTTGTGGACAAAACCAATGGCACCGGGCCGCCCACCGGCACGCTGCTCGACACTAACGCATTTAGCGCCATCGGCACGCAATCGAGCACCAACACGGTCGCGGTGGGTGCCGGGCCTTACTCAATCGAAGCCCTGTATACCATCGTGGCGACGGGCGTCGGGAACGCCAACCTCACCATCGACGTCGCCGCCGCAGCAGCCCCCGAACCCACCACGTACGTGTTGTTCGGCTCGGCGCTCGTCCTCCTTGCACTGCTCCGCCGCTACCGCCCTGCGTAGCGTCACCCGCCCAAGGTCGGAGAGGGCGAACTCTCCAACCCAGGCGGCCCCTCCCCCTTACCTCAGATCGCCTTCAGGTAAACCTTGAACTCCCATTTCTCGGCTTGGTCGCTCTGCGCGAATTGAAGGCCGGTCACTTCCCGTACCTCACCGTCGCCGCAGTTGACCCTCAAATAATTACCACGCGCCTGCGCCGGGACGCGCTTGAGAAGGTCGAGCAAGTCCTGGATGGTCAGGCCCTCCCCGTTGGAGGGCTCGTGCGTGCCTTGCAGCTCGGTGTGCGTCATCATTAGCGGCTCCTCTTGTTGGCTTCCTGGAAATTAATGACCGCCTGGACGTGGTCGCACATCTCTTCCAGCTCCTCGATCATGCGGTCGAGTTCCTTCCAGCGGCGCTCGTGCAGGCTCATCGCGAGCTGGGTAGCGCCATCCCCCTGCGGGTAGTAATCGCGACCGTTCGGCGCGGCCTCGCGCAGCAGGAAATCGGCTTGGTGGAGCGCGTCAGCGGCGGCGCGGAGGCTTTCGTACAGGCGCTCGGGCGAGGTTCCGTTCAAATGGACCGTCGGAACGGTGGTTTTATGCTCGATATTGCAGAATGGACAGGCGTTTGGCATGTCTTCTATCATAAACCCCATGGGGTTTACTGTCAAATAGAAGATTTATAGCCGGATTTAGGGCCTAAGTTCTGGTCGAAAAAATGGGAAAATCCCTCGAAAATGGCCAATTTTAGGCCTATTTTCGCTGTTTTTAGGGGTAATTTCGATCAAAAAGGCAAGAAAAAGGCCCGGCAGACCGCCCTGCCGGGCCCCAAACGACAAACAGCCAAAGACAAACGAACGTGACGATAAAGAGACGCCCTCAACACCTGTAAGGGTTCCGCGAATAGTATCTCACGTTCTCACCAGCGGCGGAAGCCGCCGGTACGGGGTGGCCGGAAGCCTGTCGGCGGATCGGCGGGCTTAGCTGGAGGTGCTGGTAGAGGTGCCGGTCGTGTCGGGGCCTCCGGTGGTGGCGGCGGAGGGCCGGTGAGCGGCCTGACGGCCTCTTCGAAGCGCCGCCAATGCTCCTCGTTCATGCGGTCGATCCCCACAATGGCCGCCGCGCCGCGATTGTAGACCGCGAGATCGACCGGCTCGTTGCGCGGGCCGCGCTTTTCGTAGATCACGTCGCCGTTGGGCTTCACCAACTTCACTTCGGCGGTCAAACCCTCGAAGTAGACCATGTCGTACAACGGAAAGTGGTAGCAGCCGGGCGACGGTGAGCCGTCAGCGGTCGGGGTCGCGTGCTGCAACAGGTCGAAGATCTCGGCCTTCGCGCAGTTGGTGCCGATACTCACGATGCGTACGCCCTGGCGCTTGCGCGCCGCGTCCTCTTTCGACACGCCGGAGATGATGCGGAGCTGGTCGCTATTCCCCTTCACCGGCACCACGGTGTGATGCGAGGAGAGCCGGATGCCTTGCGGGCCGTAGCTGAGCTGCCGGTGCCCAGGCCGCCGCGCGAATTCGTAAACCGGCTTCGGATTACGCCCAGTGTCGATGCAGATCGCGAGGATCGGCAGCCGGTGGCCGGATTCATGGAGCCACTCGCGGTGGAGCAGCTCGTCGAGCTTGTCCCATAGCTCGCGCGCCGAGACCGGCAGCTCCTGGCCGTTCTCGTGGAAGGCCTGCAAGATCCAGTAGCCGATACTCCAGTTCTCGCGGTTGCGCGCCCAGGCCTTCACTTCGACCTCCAGGCGCGGCGGATTCTCCTGGACGTCGGCTGCGGCGGTCAGGAACAGGCCGCGCTGTGGTACCACGGCCACATCGCCGAACTGGTACGCTTCGCGCCGGGCATAGAGCACTTCTTTCTCGGGTGCTTCGCCTTCCTCGACCCACTCCTCGGCAAGGACCGTGTTGATAAAAGTCTTCAGCGACTGCCGGTCGTCCTTGGCTTGCAGGAACTGCTTCGAGATCGACGCCGCCGTCTTCCAGGTGGGCGGAACGTAAAGGTGGTTGACCCAAAACCCAGCGGTCTTGCGGTTCCCGATCATGGGTTTTTCCGCACGCCATTCGACGTGATGGTTGCAAGCCGTCCAGCGCTCCTGTTCGGTCCAGGGCTTGTCGCATTTCACGCAGTAGTAGCGGGCGGTGGCCGGTTGCAGCTCGCGGGCGAGGCCGCTATCCCACTTCACGTGGTAGCCGTCTCGGTCGCGGAAGCGCAGGACCTGCATGGTGCCGCAGTGCGGGCACGGCACCCATGGCCGCCGCTGGTCCGACTGTGCCCACGCCTTGCCGATCCGCGACTGCCCGGCAACCGTCGGAGAACATGCCAGGATGCGCTTACGGCGCGATCCGAAGGTCATGGCGCGCTCCCAGGCGAGGTCGATGGGATCGCCTTCACCCTGGTGTTCGACCGAGCCGCCGACATCTTCATCGTACTTGTCGATTTCGTCGCAGACCAGATACCGGATGGTGTGCTGCGCGAGGTCCACGGGCGTGCGGGCGCTGACGATCAATAGGTTCCCGCCGGGAAAATCCTTCGACTGAATGGTGTTGTGGCCGTCGTGCGTCGAGTCCGAGATGCGGCCCCGCAGGACCGAGCAGTCACGCGCGAGCGGCATCAACCGGCGCTTACTGAAATCGCGGGCGGAGTCCTTCTTCGGCTCGACCAGCAGGATCGGGCCAGGGTCTTCGACGATCCAGTAGGCGAGGGCGCACATTAGGGCCAGAGATTTCACAACCTGCGTCGAACTCATGATCACCGCCGTCTCGACGGTCGGGTCGGTGATCGCATCGAAGATCCCGCGCTGCCAGCCGAACAGCATCAGCGGGCCGGTGGAGTTCGAGTACTCGGGCGAGAGCAGGATATTCGCCTCCGCCCAGTCGGAGAGCGGGACTTTAGGCCGGAGCCGGAAGATTTCGCGGAACTCCTGGAAGAGTGGCGGCCAAGGGAAGCCGGGCAGCATCCAGCTCGGGGAAGTG